GGTGGATTGATGCTAGACATAAGTCTAGTTGCGAGCAAGCACTACCATTATTTGCCTGTTTCCTACCTACCGCAAGGTAGGATGGGAATAGGCCCGGTGCCAGGTTTCGGTGTTTATTCTGGGGGAATTCTCATTTCCCTAGATCCCGATCCCATGGCCCCCGTGGAAACCGAGGTTCAAGAAATACCCTTCGGGTATCTTGACCAAGGTGACCACACGTGGGGGAGACTGCGCGACAAGGATGTACAACACCTTGGCGCCAACGGTCACATCGTGATTGGTAGTTCGAACCTTTCAGGCACCACCATACCCTTCGTAGGAACGTTATACGAAGGTGCTGGCCACAGTTTTAAAGCTCAATCTGTGGTCCCATGGGGGAATACGTCTGAAATGACCGGAGCTTATCCCGTATCGAACTATACTCATCCAACCATGGGCCGTGTTATTAGCCCATCTGGTTGGTTTCAGTATGTTCAAGGGATAGCGTTTCTGGGTGAGTATGCAGTGTTTTACTGCATTCCTGCCCCGTTTCGCCTCGAGTACCCCGATCAAGGGTTCGGTGTCACGTACACGATGCCTTCATCTGTGCAAATCTTCCGCAGGAATGCGGTCACAGGTGTCGTCACGACGTCTGGCGTGAAAACGCCAAATGCCGTGGGTCAGTACCAGACTCCGTCTGGTAACTTCACCATCGGTACGTTGATAGCTTCTCCCAGTAATTGGGGATGGTCGGTCGAAGGGGCTACAAGCCCATGGACTGACTTTCCCGATTCTGGGGGAGACCTCTCTGCCTATAGGGATTGGATAGTAGACCAGTTCGAGAGTGGCCAAATGGCCCAACTCATCGCGGTGGCCTACGCATCTAGCCCAGCCGAAGATCTTTTCGGCGATTTAGGCGTTGAGATCTGCAAGCAACAGCGGTACGTGGACGGTGATGTTCTTCTCACCGTCTTTGACCTATTACGCACTGGCGACATGGCCAAAGGCTTTGCGAAGCTCCGGAATTCCTTCCAGGGTGACGCTGCCAAATTGGCCTTTCAGCTACGACATGGTGATCCCAGGAAAGATTCTGGGTACGTCATGCGCGTGGCGAAAGATTTCGCTAGTGGGTTCCTAGGTGCGAAGTATGGGATTGCTCCCAACTACGCTGATGCTACCAAGTTTGGTGAGGCTCTGGGAAAGCGATTTCTTGATTTCGCTTCTAATCCCGAGCTAAGCCAACGGCAGCATTCACGACGTACCACTACGGAGGCAGGGCTCTTCGGTTCCCCTATAACCACGACGCATACTCTAACTGTTGAGAATGCGAAGTGGCCTGCGGGTATCGTTGAGGACTACATGAAGGAGATACGCGATCTTAAACGTTGGGGATTGTATCCCAACACGCGTACTCTCCTTGATGCGGTTCCGTACTCATTTGTCGTAGACTGGGCTATTAACCTAGGCTCGACGTTCAAGCAGGTCGACATGCATTTTGACAGGCAGTACTTTCCTGTCGATCATGTCGTATCTAGCTTGAAACGGGTACTTTCCCTGTCATCGGAAGTCTTATGGCCGGGATATCCGGCAAGCGGCGTAGTAGAATTTAGTTACTACAGCCGTTTCTGTGCATCAGAGGTTCCTCTACCTCAAGTTTCAGTCGGGTGGGGCGACGGTCCGTGGCAACATTGGACCGAAGCAGGTGCGCTTGTTGTTCAGCGCACGCGCTAGTGAGCCCCGGAATCATCCGGCGTCAACTAGTGCAACAGGGGAAATCATTCCCCATTG